CGACGGTGCTCCCCCACCGCCGCCGCCACCTCCCGCACCGGAGCCACCGGTCGCCTGGGCACCCCCTGCGCCGGGCCTGACGCCGGTGGCGCAGCCGACGTCCAACGAGAGCCCGGTGCTGCCGCCGACCGCGCCGGCCGCGGTCAGCAGGGGAGCCGCGCTGCTGGAGCTGATCTACGCCGCGGCGACCGACCCCGAGGCCGACCCCAAGGCCGCGCTGGAGCAGATCGCCGGGATGTGCTCGGCGGGCATCGCGGACATCGCCCGCTGGGCTCCCGCGGGGATGCGGGCCGCCGCTGCCGACGCGGCGCAGCAGTACGGCGGCAGCCAGTAGCCGGGATGGCCCGGCGCTGGAACAGCGGGGACTGGAGCCGGGCCATCCCTAACCGGGAGTGATCATGCGCGCTGTCGTGCCTGGCGAGGGCATCCTGATGTGCGGCTGGCCCGACGGCTGCGGCAACCACGAGATCGACGGGCTCGGGTTCTGCCTGCACCACGTGCCGGACGAGAACCTGGAGGAGGCCGAGGAGATCACCGGCATCCGCCGCTGCCGCAACAGCAGCGGCTGCCGCCAGTACGCGGTGAAGGGCACCAGCCCGCCGGCCTGCAAGACGCACGGCGCGAACCTGGGCTCGGGGATGTCCCGCGGCGCGGCCCGCAGCGTGGTTGAGGGCCGCGTGATGGACCGGATGGTGCAGATCATGAGCGAGCACGGGGACCGGCTGCTGGCCCCGGCTCCCGTGGCCAACCCGCTGACCGAGCTGCTCGGCCTGGCGGGCGAGATGGCCGAGTGGAAAAAGATCATGCAGGAGATCGTCGCCTACCTGCTGTCCCAGGAGCGGACCAGGTACGCGCACGACCGGGTGGGTGAGCAGCTCCGCGCCGAGGTGCTGCTGTACGAGCGGGCGATCGAGCGGCTGGCCAAGCTCTACATGGGGATCATCAAGCTGGGCATCGAGGCGCGGCTGGCGCAGATCACCGAGGAGCAGATCGGCCGGATCGAGCGGGCGCTGGACGTGGTGCTCGCCGGGATGGGCCTGGGCCTGGTCGAGCAGGAGACGGCCCGGCAGACCCTGCACCGCGAGCTGACCCGGGCGAGCTGATGCCTGACCCGCTGCGCGGCGTCTACCGCGGCCGGGAGAAGGGCGGCTACTCCGACCCGCGGCTGCGGTGGCGGATGGGCGACCGGCAGGGCCGCAGGGGACGCCCCGAGCAGTTCCTGCCGGCGCTGTCCGAGACGTGGCGGGTGACCTACTTCCAGGGCGGGCGCGGCAGCGGCAAGACGCGGGCGGGCAGCCAGGGGATGGCCGAGTGGGTGCAGGATGACCCGGACCCGCAGGGCGGTGAGTACGGGATCATAGCCCCGACGTTCGCCGACGCCTGGACCAAGTGCGTGGAGGGCAAGGCGGGCATCCTGCGGGCGCTGGGCACCTCGATGGCCGAGGTGCGCGACGGCCGGTCCAAGCTGGTCGCCCACGCCTGGCGGACCTACGGCCAGGTGGTGATGCGGTCGGGGATCGTGATCTACATCGACTCCGCGGCCGAGGGCGGGCTGCGCATCCAGGGCCGCAACCTCCGCGGGGCCTGGGCGGACGAGATCGGGCTGTGGGAGAAGTGGGAGACGGCCTGGAACGAGTCGCTGCGCTACGCGGTCCGCGAGGGCATCAGCCGGATCATCGCCACCGGCACGCCCAAGGCCAGCCGCCCGGCGCGCAAGCTGGTCCGGGCGCTGATCCGCAACGACCCCGGCGAGGGCGGCGTCATTGTCCGCCGGCTCCGCACGGTGGACAATGCGGCCAACCTGTCCGCCGAGTTCATGCGCGCCGTCGTTGGCGCAGCTCAGGGCACCCGCCTGGAGCTGCAAGAGCTGGAGGGCGAGCTGCTCGATGACGTGGCCAACGCCCTGTGGACGCGCTCGCTGCTCGACTCGATCCGGGTGCCGGTGCTGCCCACCGCGCTGCGCCAGATCACGATCGGCGTGGACCCTTCCGACGGCGGCGAGACGTCGGACGAGCAGGCGTACACGGTGGCCGGGCTCGGCATGCCCGAGGACCCGTGGCCGCTGTGGGTGATGGAGAACTGGGGCGGCCAGGAGGCCCCGGTGCCGTTCGCCACCCGGGTGATCAGGCGGGCGCTGGCGCTGGAGCGCGAGTTCCCCGGCTGCCCGGTCGAGCTGATCATCGAGAAGAACCACGGCGGCGCGTGGCTCAAGGCCACGTTCGACCAGGTGGTGCGGCAGATGAAGGTCAGCGTCCGCTACCGGGTGATCCACGCCAGCCAGGCCAAGCGGACCCGCGCCGAGCCGGTGTCCGCGCTGTACGAGCAGCACGGTGGCCTGGTCCGGCACTGCCACCTGACCCGCGAGGACCGCAACAAGCACCTGGTGCCAGACCGGGACATGCCCGAGCTGGAGGACCAGATGGCGACGTTCACCGGCGCGGCGGGCGAGCGGTCGCCGGACCGGCTGGACTCGCTGGTGTGGGCGCTGAGCCCGTTCCTCAAGAAGGTGTTCGGGCCGCCGGCGCACGCCACCCCGGTGCAGTGGGCGGCGCAGAAGGAGCTGGCCCTGGTCGGCGAGCCGCGCTACAGCCAGGCGGCCCGCAGGCTGGCCGAGCCGCACGGCGGGGCCTACGCTAGGACCGATTGGAGCCTGGACAGCTTCGCCCCCGCCGATGACACCCAGGCAGGTGACCGGCAGCCCGAGAGGGCCAACGTCCGAGCATGGCGGTGATCATGGCGGCGGCGGCAGAGCGCGAGCCCGCGCGGCTCCTGCAATTCCCCGACCTGAAAAAGGCGACCCGTCGGGACCTGCTCGGCCAGGAGCTGGGCACCCAGTTCGACATGGGGCAGCGGCTGTTCGGCTACTTCGGCGCGGGCGACGTATTCGACTACGGCGAGTGGACCACCCGGGACATGAAAGCGATGTTTCGCCGGGACGGGATCTGCTCCGCGGTCGAGATGGTGCTCACCCTGCCTATCCGCGAGGCGGACTACTCGATTGTGCCGGCCAAAGACGACAAGGGCGAGGCCGAGTTCGTGCAGTCGGTGCTGATGACCCCCGACACCGAGGGCGGAATGCAGACGCCCATATCGGAGATCGTCGGGCAGATCACCAGCGCGCAGATTTACCGCAAGTCGTTTTTTGAGAAGGTCTGGAAGATCCGCGATGCCGACGGCCGGGTGATCTATGACAAGATCGCCTACCGGCCGACGGCGACATGCCAGGCGCGCTATCGCGCCCGCACCGGTGCCAAGAATGGGTTCCGGCAGCAGGTGTGGCTGTTTGGCGGCCAGCTCAACACGATCAGCAAGCACCAGCAGGTGCCCGGTTATGTGGACATCCCGCAGATCCGGTCCTTTGTCCACGTGAATGGCAAGCACCGCGAGCCAATGAGCGGTGTCTCAGAAATGGACATCAGCTACTGGTGCTACCAGACCAAGATGAAGCTCCTTTTTCTCTGGTACAACTTCCTAGAGAACACCGCCCTGCCGCGCACGATCGTCTACGGCAACGACCCCACCGAGGCCAACACCCGCGCCGATGACATCGCCTCGCTCAAGAGCAGTGGCGTGGTCGGCCTGGTCCACCCGGAGACGGGGCAGAAGGCGTTCGACGTGCTCCAGGGCGCGAGCAACGGCGGGGAGTTCTTCCAGACCGCGATGGGCTGGCTGGAGAGCTGGCAGACTCACAGCGTCCTGGCTGGGTTCATGGCGCTCACCGGTTCGGCTACCGGGGGCAGGGGCTCCTACGCGCTCAGCCAGGATCAATCGTCGTTCTACCTCAAGAGCCGCCAGGCGGTGGCCAAGGAGATGGCCGAGTCGATCAGCTACGACGTGATCCGGCCGCTGATCATGCTCAACTACGGCGTGAACGCCGCCTACCCGACGTGGAAGTTCGGCCCGCTGCAAGACGAGCAGATCCAGGCGCTCCTCACGCTGTTCGGCCAGCTCTGCGCCGCACCGGCGCTGCACATCCCCCTGACCGTGCTCGACCTGATCACCGAGCGGATGGCGTCCATCCTCCAGCTCGATGTGGACCAGGTACACCAGGCGCTGGTGTCCACCGCCAACCAGCGCGCCGAGCAGCTCATGGCTAGCGCGCCGCCCGGCATGCCGCAGCAGGCGGCCGGGACTCTCGGCGCGCTCAACGGGATGGCGTCTGCGGGCCTGGGCATGGCCCAGGCAGCCGCCGCCCGTGCCGGCGGGCCGCCGCCTCGCCCTGGCGGCGGCCTGCCCACAACCCCGCCAGCTCCCGGGCTCGGCCAGCAGGCCCAGCCGCCGCGGCCACCTGGCGGGCCGCCGATGACCCCACCTCCGGGGAGGATGGCATGACCGCACCCGATCCGCTCGGCAGCCTCCTGCCGCCCAACAGCCTGGTCGAAACCAAGGTCGCCATCGGGAGCTGGGCCGGCATCATCACCGGCCTGATCGTGTGGGGCCTGACGTACTGGATACCGGCCTGGCACGACGGCATCCCCGGCCCGCTGCTGGCGTTCCTGCCGATGGGCGTGGCCTGGCTGATGCACACCGCCGCGGCCTACCTGGCACCGCACACCCACCGGCCGGACCTGCTGCCGATCCAGACCGCGCTCACCCCGATCCAGGGCGGCAAGGCGACCGTGGATGTGCCGCTGCCCGAGCCGCCGGCCAAGTGACCACACCGCCACCGCAGCAGCCGCCACCTCAGCAGTCACCGCAGCAGCGGCTGGCCAACGCCCTCGCCGCGATACTCGCCGGCGGCGCGCTGGTGTCCGGCGCGATGGCCACCCTGATCCCGCTGCTGGCCTACCTCAAGATCCGCCGCGAGGCGATGGAGGCCGCGCTGCGGGTGGTGTTCCGCATGACCCCGGCCCCGGCCGGGTTCTACGGCCCGGCGACCGCCACGGTGGCCCGGCTGAACCTGATGCGCCGGGTGCAGTTCGTGATCGCCGCAGCCAGGCGGATCACCACCGACCTGGCGCAGGCGCAGGCCCACGGCGAGCCGCTCGGCGATGCGCTCACCCGGGGGATAGCACGGGAGGCCCGCTACTACGGCCAGCACCTGGCCGCCAACTGGGCACGCGAGAACGCCGCCGCCGCGGTGGACAACGCCGCCAGCGAGCACGGGCTGCTGCTCGGCTGGTACGCCCACATCGACGCCAAGACGAGCCTGGAGTGCTGGCTGGCCAACGGGCGCAACTTCCGCGCCGACCAGATGCCGCCGATCGGTTACCCCGGAGCCGTCCACCCGTCATGCAGGTGCGAGCCAGGCCCGCCGTTCCCTGGCGCGGCGCTGGTCGGCGGTGCTAGCGTCGGTGCCCGTGACCGACGCCAGCGGCGATCAGTTCCTGATCATCGACCTGTCCACCACCCCGCCTAGCGTGGTGACGGCCGACCAGGTGCTCCCGGCAGCCCTGGCAGAGATGAAGCGCGAGATCCTCGCCGCGATTGCCGACCTAAAGGAACAGGACATGACCGACTTTGCCGCCGAGCAGGCGCAGCTCAACGATCTTGGCTCCGCGATGCAGGCGGTAGCCGACCATGTGAACAGCGCCGCGACGGTGCTGGGCAACTGGATCACCCAGGCGCAGGCTGCGCAGGCCGCCAACCAGCCGCTGGACTTCACCGCGGCCAACACCGCGCTGGCCAGCCTCCAGGGTGCCGACACCACGATGCAGGGCGTGGTCAGCCAGACGGTGCCAGCGGCCCCGATCGCGCCGGTGCCTGACCCCGGGCCGGCCCCGGACCCCACCGCGCAGCCGCCGGCCACCGGCAACGGCACCACGGGCAACGGCGGCACCACGCCGACTGACGGCCCGGTGACACCGGACGCGGGCGGTGGCGACGGCACCACCACGGTGACCGGCAACGGCGGTGCAGACCCGTCGGTCCCTTCCTGACCCGCCTCTGGCGGGGCATACTGGGCCTGTTCGGCATCAGTAGCTCCTAGCTGGCTTCCCCGCCCAGCGCACTGCCTGGAGGCGGGGAATGGCGCGTCCAGTCGCGCTCACGCCGATGAAGCAAACCGCTGCTCGGCAGATGCGCGCGACCGCCAACACCATCGACGGTGATCACCCCGAGACGGTGGCCGGCGCGCACGTCCGCGATGCCGCCAAGGTGCTGGAGCACGGCTCGACCGAGGGCGCGAAACGGCACCTCGATGCCGCGATGGAGGTGCTCACCCCGCGCAACCTGGTCCGGCACGGGATCAAGGATGACGAGGGGCACGCGCTCGCCAAGCACCACATGGGGCAGGTCCACCGGCACCGCCTGGCGGTGCAGGACATCGAGGACGCGCACGCCCGCAACAACCAGCTCCGCGATGCGGTCAAGGCCCGGCAGCAGGCCCAGCAGGCCGCCAAACAGCAGCAGGCCCCCGGTGGCAACGGGTCCGTGCCGCCGCAGCCGCCCGGCAGCAACGGCAGCGGCTCCAGCCCGGCCAGCGTGGAGCAGCGCGGCTCGGACCAGCCGGTGCCGGTGCAGGGGCCGCCCGGAGGGGCACCGACCAAGGCGCAGCTCAACGCCTCACTGTCCAACAGCAGCGGAGGCATCCTGCTGTCGGCCCGGACCGCGATGCTGGAGCGGACTCCCGCTCCCCGGGGACGCCCCGGTGGTCCGGGCCTATACGACGTCAAGGGCATGGGCCACACCGACTATCTCCAGCAGATCGTCAAGGCGCTGATCGAAAAGCGCGGCATGGAGCCGGGTAAGGCTTACGCCATCGCCCGCGGCGCGATCCGCAAGTGGATGCGCGGCGGCGGCCACGTGCATCCCGAGGTGCGGGCTGCCGCCGGCCGGGCCGAGGCGAGCGAGCTTGCCCGCCAGGCCCGCGCCCACGCCCACTCCAGCAGCACCGGCGCGCTGGAGCTGGCGTTCAACCCGCTGGAGAAGCGCGGCAAGGGCGGCGAGTGGCTAGGCGGGGCCACCGAGGCCGCAGCCGCAGGTGCGGGCATGCCGCTGGAGACGAGCGCCCGGCACTACCGGGAGACACGGGACCACCTGACCGCGCCCAAGGAGAGCGGCGGCCACGGGCTGGTCAGGGATGCGGTCGAGCGGGTGGCGTGGAACACCAAGCTGATGAAGCGGCTGCACGAGATGCAGCACGGCGCTGGCCGGGTGGCCAGTCACCTGCACAAGGCCGGCGACCTGCTCGGCGTTGGCAGCGTCACCGAGTCGATCACCAACACCGGGGAGCCGTGGGAGATCGCCGAGACGCTGATCGAGCTGGCCACCGGCGCGAGCCCGGACTGGGATGATCTTGATGCCGTGCTCGGGCTGGCCACCCGGACGCTGGATTTCTACAATCCCTACCACGGGCCTGGGGGCCGGTTCGCTACTCAGCAGGGAGCTGGCTCTCAGGCACAGGCCCAGCGCAAGCGCGAGGCCCAGCAGGTCGCCGCCCGCAAGGACAAGGCTGGCGACCGCCAGGCGGTGGCCAAGATCCGCGCGCAGATCACCGGCCTGCGGTCCGAGCTGGCCACGCTGCGGTCCCAGCTCGCCGCCGCCCGTGGCACCACCGCATCCGGGGCCACCAAGACAGCCGCGAGCAAGGCGTCCACCAAGGCCGCCGCGGCCAAACAGACGTCCACCGCCGCCAAGGCCAGCAGCAAGACGGCGAGCACCGCCAAAAAGGCCAGCACCAGCTCGGCGAGCCGGGCGGCGCTGCGCGCCAAGATCGCCTCAGTGCGGGCGCAGATCGCCACGCTCCGCGGGCAGCTCGCGCAGGCCCGCCTGGCCAACGAGCCCGGCACGGCGGTCGAGCTGGCCGAGGGGATGGGAGCGGCGGCGGCGTGGCTGCATGAGACACGCGGCCCAAAAGGGCAGTGGATCAAGGGCGGCAGCGGGCCTAAGCCAGCGACCCCGGCCCCGCGGTTCGCCACCCTGCCGCGCGGCGACAAGGCCCCCAAGCAGATCGCCAGGTACGGCAGCGGCATGGTCGCCCAGGTGTCCGGCTACCGCGAGCAGATCACCGGCGAGGCGCACATCACCCAGCACGAGCTGGAGGTGCGGCTGGAGGCCCAGCGCCACGAGTTCATGGCGCAGATCGCTCAGATCCAGGCCAAGGCGGTGACCAAGGAGGACGCCGAGCAGCGGATCATCACCCACACCAAGGGCGTGCTGGCGCAGGTGCGCAAGGAGCACGACCAGCGGGCCGAGGCCGAGACAGAGGAGGACCGGAAGCGCCGCCGCAAGGCGTTCGCCATCCACGCCGGGATCATCGTCGGCGGCACGGTGATCGCGTGCCTGCTGCTCGCGGTCGGCCTGCCCGCCGTCCCCGCGCTCGCCGCAGGAGCTGGCCCCCCTCTCATTCAGGAGCTGGTGGACATGATTGCGAAGCTGAGCTAGATGCTGGACCCGGCGATCAGGGTGCAGGCGATCGGCGCGATGGCCGCGTGGCTCCAGCAGGCCGGCGTGAAAGATCCGGTCAAGGCGGTGCGCGGGGCCACCATGCTGGTGGACCAGGCTGTAGCGGCAGGTGCCGGTGGGCAGCCCGGGAATAGCTGAGCAGATCCTGCTCGCGTTCTGGCAGCACGAGATGCGGGACACCCGCGGCCGGTGGACCCACGGCGAGAGCCTGCCCGGCGCGGCCGGCCCGGAGAGCCACGCCTACCGCGGCCGGTTCGCCGGCGAGGACGTCTACCGGCCCTCGATGACACCGGCTGCCGGGCACGAGGCGCTGAACCGGCCCGGCAGGCCGGAAGGAGTAGCGGCAGGCACCGCCGCCGACCCGATCGACGTCCGCGGCGACATGAAGCGCGCGGTCGAGCTGATGGCCGCGGGGCAGCACGTCCGGCTCAACGGCGTCCACGAGGTGCCCGGCCTGATGGACGAGATCAACCGCCAGGGCGATGCCGAGATGAAGCGCACCGGCGCAGAGCCCAAGTGGGACCTGGCCAACATCAGCGTCAAGGGCACCCGGCTGTTCAACGAGCAGACGATCGGCACTCCGCGGCAGGACATGCCGCAGCTCTCCGGTCCGGCCCAGCCAGGCAGTGAGGCCGCCGTCCTGGCCGGCGGGGCCAACCGGTTCATCGAGCTGGACCCTGAGTTCCGCCGCCAGCTCCACACCGACGGAATCCAGGTCACCAACGAGCAGGTGCCGGTGTCCGAGCTGCGCGCCACGCAGACCCAGCTCACCGCCACCAGCGTGGCCGGGATCTACCGCGCCGCCAGGGCAGGCAACCCCAAAGTCCTCCACATGCTGTCCGAGCCGCTGTGGGCCACCCGGGAGAACTACATCTTGGACGGCCACCACCGGCAGGCCGCGGACGCCGCACTCAAGATCGCCAATGGGCAGTGGCCGTCCAGCCAGGTTGAGGTGCAGCGGATCGACCTGCCCGTGCATCTCGCGGTGGAGTACGCCAAGCGGTTCGCGCTGGGCATGGGCGTCGGCGGGCGCGGGCTCGGCAACACCAAGCTGGTGGAGGGTGCGGGGATCGCCGAGCAGATCCTCCTGCTCGCCTGGCACGACGCCTGGATGCACGAGGCCCGCGGGCCTGGTGGCAAGTGGATCAAGGGCACCGGAGGGGCCGAGCCCTCGCTGGGCTCGGCGTTCCACAAGATCGGCAAGGTCGCCGGCGAGGCGTTCCCCGGGTTCGCGCCCGGCGCGCAGCAGGTGTTCGACCAGCCGCACCCCGGCGTCCACAGCACCCTGCCCCGCGGGTTCGCCAGCGAGGAGCAGGTGCGCGCTGCTACCGCCGAGATCCAGGCCGGGCTGGATCGGCAGGCCAAGTATGTGCCGCACATCGCCGCAGGCCAGGACGTGGAGATACGGCAGCACATCCCTGATGCCAACGAGCTGACGTTCGGCGTGACCCTGGCCAACGGGGACATCATCGACATAGCCCCAATCGCCGCTGACGCGCTCAACGGCGGCCACTCCAAGGAGGAGCTGGCCGCGGAGATCAAAAAGCAGTGGTGGGTGCCGTCAGACCCGGGCGTCAGCCTCGCCGACCGCACCGTGTCTCACGAGGTGGGGCACGTCGTGGCCGACCACATCGACCCCGCCGAGATGGACGCGATGTGGCCCGAGTTGGCCAAGATCATGGGTATCCCCCCGCCAGGCCGGACGCTGGACCCGGTGACCCGGCAGTGGCGCACCGACCCGAGCTGGACCGTCGGCTACGCCGAGGAGATCACCCCGCACATCTCGGAGTACAGCACCACCAATTTCGCCGAGATGCAGGCCGAGCTGTGGTGTGAATACACCACCTCCAGCCACCCGCGGCCCGCGGCCAAGTTCTACGGCGACTGGGCGATGGCGCACGTCCAAGATCGCCAGGTGGTGATGAGGGATACGGGCTACGAGGAGGGCAGCATCGACCGGCCGCCCGACTGGGTGACGCAGCAGGAGCCGGTCAGGGCCAGGGCCACCACGCTCAAGCGCGGCGACTGGATCAAGTTCGGGCGGCTGGGCATCGGCCCGTTCATGATGGAGGTGACGTCGGTCCGGCACCGGGGCAAGCGGGTCCACATCGTGGTGCGCGACCCCAACGGCCCGGCGATCTACGAGGACGATGCCAAGCCGAACGCCGGTGTCCTGGTGGTCCGCAAGGACAAGGCGACAGTACGGGCTCCCCGCCCGCGGCCAGCTCCAGCTCCCCCGGCACCCGAGCCCACGCCGCTGCCAGCACCGCTAGCGCCAGCTCCCCCGGCTGTGCCCGCACCAGCCGCGGGCCGCCACTACGGCGACGTGTCGATGGTGCTGCCCGGGATGATCCCGCCGCCGGCGCAGGCCCAGGCGGCCATCGCCGAGATCCAGCACAGCCTCGATCTCCAGTCCAGGTTCATCCCCAAGATCGCCGGGCACCAGGTGATCCGCATCGAGAAGCCCGAGGGGTACGAGGGCAACAAGGGCGTGATGGGCGTCACGCTCACCCAAGGCGGCGACCAGATCGAGGTGTCGCCGAACGTGAGCAACGTCCTCACCGGTGGCTGGTCCGACCGCGAGAAGAAACGGGTAGAGGCCCGCGGCTGGTGGACGCCCAGCGATCCGCAGTACAACCTGGCGGACACCACGGTGGCGCACGAGATGGGCCACGTGGTGGTTGACCGCATCCCGCAGCAGGCCCTCAACGACTCCTGGGCCGGCCTGGCCAAGGTGCTCGGCGTCAAGCCCCCGGACACCTTCAAGGACCCGATCTCAGGCCGCCAGACCCCCGACCCAGGCTCCTGGGTGATCGAGCACGAGGACACGATCAAGCGGCAGGTGTCGGCCTACGCGGTCACCGACCCGCTGGAGCTTGAGGCCGAGCTGTGGAAGGAATACACGATGTCCAGCCACCCCCGGCCGCCAGCCAAGTGGTGGGGGGACTACATCATGAGCCATCTCAAGAAACGGTGGCAGGAGGCAGCATGACCGTCCGGCTCCCGCCTGACTATTCCGGGCCGCTCGGCCCGCCCGGCGCGGTGCTCGCGCACGGCAGCGCGGACCCGCCACTGACCGCCGACCACGCCGGCGACGTAATCGCCAACCTGATCGAGCTGGTGTTCAACCCCTTCCAGCTCCGCGACGACAAGGGCCGGTGGACCAAGATCCCCGGCACCGGTGCCGAGCACGCCGTCACCCCGCAGCTCGGCCCGACCCCCGGGCCGGCGCACCGGCACTATCCCGAGATCGGCGAGGAGGGCAACCGCGGCAACAGCCGCCCGGTGTCCTCGGCTGAGTTCCAGCACCTGGCCGCGCTCGGCAACGCCTGGATCGACCGCAGCAAGAGGGACGCCTCACCGATCACCGGCATGGACCAGCACTGGGCCGAGATCAAGCACCGCGCGTTCACCGAGGCGCAACAGAGCTGGGGCGGGGCCACGATCGACAGCCACAGCGGCGAGTTCCTGGCCCACAACGCCGACAAGTACGCGATCAGCGTCAAGCCGCGCGGCATGCACACCATCAGCGTGCCCGAGCACGCCACCGAGGCAGAGTTCAACGCGGCGATGGACCGGGCGCTCGCTGAGTTCCGCCCGGCGCTGGAGCGTGAGACGTTCCACCTGGGCGTCTTTCACGATGACGACATGGGCCGGATTGACATCGACCCGGTGGCAATACTCGACACCCCCGAGGACGTTGAGAAGGTTGGGGCCTACACCCGCGCGATCGGCGGTGCCTACCATTTCGCCACCGGCAACGGCTACTGGCCCCCGCATGTTGAGGAGCGGATCAAGGCGATGGCAACGACCACAGATGACGGCACGGTCCAGTGGGCCGGGCCTGGTGAGTGGCACCGCGAGGCGGTCGCCATTCAGGACCCCGAGCCCGAGGACCCCGAGCCCGGGATCGCCGAGCAGATGAACGATGGCCAGCCCATCGGCTGAGCGCCCGTCCACCGTCCGGGCGGTGATCAGGACCCACTGGCTGCGCTACGCGCTGCTGGGGTTCCTGGTCGCCGCCGCGGTCACCGACAAGGACGCCGGGCGCACCGCGGGCCTGGTGGTCGCCTGCATCGCCGGCGTGGCGCTGATCAGCGTGGCCTACCAGATGCTGGTCAAGCCGCGCATCCCGACCCTGGAGCAGCGCCGCGCCACCGTGGCCAAGCTGGAGACAGACCCCGACACCCAGTTCCACGTCCACCGGATCGGCGTCCTCTACTGGCTGCTGAACTTCCCGGTGATCGTCTGGCTGTTCTTCTGGCATCAGGACTTTTGGCTGGTGGTTGGCGTGTTCATCACCCTCCTCTACAGCGTCTATGCCAACCTCGCAACGGACTACTCCGGTATGTCCAGCGCGATGGCGGCCAAGGGCATCGCACCGCCGCCCGAGATCCCGCTGCAAGACGAATAGGACACCTGTACTTACAGTCCTCACCTGTACTTACAGGCACTCAATTCTCGCCCTGCCCTTTCCGCACCACGAAAACAGCGCGTAGCATGCCGAGCTAGACGAGTCGGCGCGCAAGTCCCCGCGTGCGCCGGTCCCTGAATGGCGACCGGAGGCGGGGATGTGACGTCCTCCAGGGTGATCGACCTGGACTGGGCGGCGTGGGACGCAGGCCACCGAGGCGGTGACGGCGACCACTGGTCTGCCGCCACCAAAGCAGCGGCCAGCGCCAAGGCCCACGACACAGCATCAGCGACCGCCAAGCGCAACTGGCTGGCCCGCGGCAACGCCGTCAGCCTGCACAAGCAGGTGGTGGAAGGGCGCACCCCGAGCGGCACCACGGTCCGCGGCGTTTACGACCACAACATCGGCAAGGTGCTGATGAAAGGCGGCCTGGCCGCCGAGATCACCCACGTGCGCAAGGCCGCCGCCTCAGCCGTGCAGGGCAGCGAGATCGTCAAGGGCGAGGGTGCCTGGCGGCTCAGCAACGGGCACCCGCTGCTGGAGATCCTGCTCGCCAAGGGGCCGGCGTCGGAGACAAAGGGCGGCCGGGCGTCCGCATTCAAGCGCGGCCTGGCCATCGCACCGCCGAGCCCCGGAGCCCCGCACGGGTTCCCGGTCACTTCCCCGCGGCAGTGGGACAAGGCCCGCCAGGCGATCGGCCGGGTGAAGTCCCCGGCACGGCGGGCCGCGGTGGCCCGGCTGTTGCGCCGCACCGCCTCCCGGTTCGGCAAGTCCAAGGCCCTCAAGCAGTCGTGGGCCGCGTCCAACACCGGCCCAGCCCTGGAGTTCACCGTGGACACGATCCTGCCCGTCACCAGCCCCTACGACCTGGTGATCAGCCGCGATCCCGAGGACGGCTCGGCCGTGGTCCGGCACCGCCGCGGCGGCGGCGAGATCGGCCGCATCCGGCACGGCGATGACGGTGGGTGGCGAGCCTCCCGGGCTGGCCAGGACTACCAGCCGCACGCCCGCCAGCGCGGCGCGCTGCTGGAGCTGATCGGCGTCCACAACCGCGGCGCGCTCACCCCGCAGCACCGGCCCACCGCTGACCGCGTGGTCCGCGGTGAGCCGCTCCAGCCGCCGCCCGCGCAGTCTGACCTGATGCGCCGGCTCGGCATCCCGGCGATCCGCGCGCTGGCCACGCCGTCCAACGGCAGCGGGGACGGGCCGCGGACCACCAGCGGGGCCAACGGCGACAGCGGCAACAGCAACGGGCTCGGGGCCAAGGGTGAGGCGATCCGCAAGAAGCTGATCGCCCGCGGCTTCCCGCCAGACCGGGCGCTCGCGTTCGCCAAGCGGGCCGAGAACATGGCGGCCAAGGCCAGCTCGTGAGCATCGCAGTCCTCACCCCGTTCACCGGGGCCAAGGCCAAGCAGGCCGGCGGCCGGTGGCGGAAGCGGCTGCTGCCCATCGGGGAGATCAACTACCAGGGCCGGGTGCTCAAGTTCACCCGCGGCTACCTGGCCGACCTGGTGAACAGCTTCAAGGCCAGCGCCTACGACCAGGTGCCATTCCAGCTCGCCGGTGCGGACAACAAGCACACCAACGACGTGGAGCGCACCGGGGGCCAGATCACAGACATGACCCTCGGCGATGACGGGCTCTACATCGAGGTGGTGCCCACCAGCAGGGGGCAGGCGGTGCTGGAGGATAACCCCGGCGTCGGCGTATCCGCCCGGATCGTGGAGCAGTTCGACCGGTCCGACGGCAAGTTCTTCCCCCGCGCGGTGCAGCACGTGCTCTGCACGCTCGACCCCCGAATCCCCGGCATGGGCGGCTGGGAAGCCGTCGCCGCAGCCAATGACGTGTCGATCACTTTCGACCTGTCCGGTGCCCAATTCACAGGAGATGTCATGCCAGAGCTGACCGCAGACCAGCAGGACAAGCTGGCCAAGCTGCTCGATCTTGACCCGGACAAGCTGGCCGCGCTGCTGGAGGCGGGCGGCGGCACCGGGATCACCCAAGGTGCGGCGGGCGCGCTGAACGGCGACCCGGCTACGCCCCCGGCCCCGCCGGCCGGTGACGAGGACGCCGAGCTGGACCAGATCGCCGCCGCGATTGACGCCATGTCTGACGAGGATCTGGCCGCGCTGGAGGCCGAGCTGGACGCGCAGGAGGGCGGCCAGCAACAGCAGGGAGCCCCCGCTACAGCAGGAGCGGGCCTGTCCAACCCGGCCGACGGCACCGCGATGGCGATCGAGCTGGCCCAGGCCGGCGTGGACGAGAACGCCCGGCAGCTCGGCATCATCACCGCCCAGCTCGACAACGAGCGGTGGCAGAACGAGCGCCGCAAGCTGGTCGGCGCGGGCACCCCGCCGTTCATCGCCGACCTGGCGCAGCCGCTGCTGGAGGGCGCAGGCCACGTGGTGGACCTGGCCAACGGCAAGAGCGTGGACGCCGGGCAGATCGTCCGCCGCATCCTCGCCGAGTACCAGAAGCTCGGCCAGCAGCTCGGCATCGGCGTGGAGCTGGGCTCGTCC